AGCCACTGTAGACAAGCATATCCCCTCCTTTAAGAATAACTTTTTTCCCTTTTTTACCGTCTCCTCCTGTTGGATCAAGGTAAATAGGCCATTCATCTCCTCCAAGGTTTAAGGTACAGGAAATCTCACAAGAAGGTCGATCCTTATGACGATGTAAGATGTCACCGTACTTATAGATCCTTGCATAGGTATAAGTGGGTATTAAATTCATCTTTGTTACATCCATCATCTTGGGTCGCACCCTAATAGCCAAAGTTTCCATCACTAGATCTGCATAATGCGAATAGGTATCTGGAATTTGTTGATCCGTCCATGTTCCCCATGTATCATCATAGGGAGAAATAAAATGTGTATCTTTTATATGCTTGGCCACTTGGCGTTTATTTAAAAAGTATGCATAGCAAAAACTTGCCAATTCCTTGGAAATAGCTTTGCGTATTACTTCATATTTATCTTTTTCAAAACTCATTTTATCTCCTTTTTTACAAAATTATTATGTATTGCTTGTATATTAAAATGAATAAACCTAAAGGGTTTGTTAGGCCCTCCCACCGAATACTGATGAGTAATATAAGCGGGTTGAATAATAAGAGTACCAGGATTAGCATTCCAATGAACAGATTGGCTGGCATAAGTTATTTCTTTTATATTCTTCTCAGGCAATGCACAAATTAAAGCTGCCGGTCTAGGGTCATGTAAAACCGGTAAAGGACTATCTTCATTTCTATGAAGATAAAAGAATCCTGACACGTGATTATTGGGATGCACATGCGAGTTATGATGCCCTCCTCCGTCTTTTGGAAATTCCTGCACCCAGCATTCCGTGAACACACAAGTATGATTCTTTAAGTCATATCCCATCCCATCCAAAAATTCCCAAGACCTATTTCCAATATAGTCAATATATTTTTTAAGTTTAGGATCATTTGCAATAGGAAATGAATGTGCTACTACACCAAAATCAGATCCCTTCTGTTTTTTAATTATTTCTTTATTTTCTTTCATTTCTCTTGCCGCTTTAATATAAGGATCACACACTTTATTAATAGGGTCTACCCATTCAGTTAAAGTTTCTAGATAAATAGGTGTTTTAAAATATTCTTGAAATTCCATTATACGTATGGCCATCCTAACGTCCAGCATACAAGGGAGTATCGTTGTCCTGATGTCACAGGTGTGACACGATGCCACACAAAAGAGGGAAATATAACAACGGATCCTTTTGATCTTACATTTTTTACAGTGTGTGGATTATTATCTTCTGTATTTCTAAAATCTAATTGAAAATCTCCACCTTCATATTCGCTGCCATCAACAAGGGAGACAGTCATGGATAATTTTCTTATTTTTCCATGTGAATTAAAATCATCACGATTATCATAAGGCTTTGATCCTGAATCTGTATGCCAATCATAGTATTGATTTAATTTATATTTTGTAAACTGACAAGACTCAGACCAATCCCATTGAAAGTTCCACCCAGCATTTTGGTTCGCTTCACGGAGCAACGGATGCAGTTCACGGTAAATCCATGGATGGGCCATCCACACAATATTTGATTTTCTTTTTTTCTCTAATTCTTTTTTTTGATTAGGCGTCATGTTGCCAGGGTCATTGGAATACCCGTGCGTTACTGCAACATCTTCCTTTTGTTCGTTACCATATTCTATGATGTCATCGCAAATGCGAGAAGGAATTGCCCCCTTAAAACACCAATAATAATTTTCCAATTGCATACATTACTCTTTCTCCAGATATTTCTACGATACTACTTCATTCCAAGATAACGTTGACTCATTCCATATATAGTTTTTTCCATCATCGGGCATCGGCGTTGGTGCATTCCATTGACCTGTATCATCATCAAGGGTCCAACTTGCATAAGGTTTTGGGGAGTAAAACATATTCTTATCCTCATCCCAAATATGTCCTAGACCAGCATAATTTTTTCTCAAAGCTTTGCTTTGATCCGCAGACTCATTTTGTGACTTATCTTCCGCCATGGTATAATGCTTTCCACCGCGTGTATTGTAAGATGTTTTAATCCACAAAGGCCATCCATGCAGGTTTTCTAAAAATTGTCTTCCAACTTCCTCATCTTCCACACCGTCTGCATTCAAGATATCAGAATTGTTCACAACGTGAACGCCAATAACTTTTGAATTAAGTCCTATTTTTGCAAAATGTGCCATATTATATTCCTCCTATCATATTTAAAAAATAATTTCAAGAATTTTATTGGAACCTGTATCTTACGACTACGACACCAGATCCGCCAGTTCCCCCATCATATGTAGAATTAGCAGAGCCACCACCACCTCCACCAGTATTCGCGGTTCCAGCGACTCCATCAGCTTCTGCGGGAGTTCCAGCAGCATGACCGCCATCACCACCACCTCCACCATTAGGGGGAGCTGTAGAGCAACCTTGATAACTTGAAGAACCACCACCGCCAGCATAAACTGTTGCTGATCCAGGAATTGATAAAGATGTTCCACAACCACCCTGTCCTCCAGTACCTGGAGCAGGGGCACTTTTGCCACCACCAGGATCATGACCACCACCGCCGCCACCTCCGTGACTTGAACGATCCCATGCTCTTCCTCCATTCGTCCCTTGAGCAGGACTTACAGGAGGATTATTTCCGGCACCTCTCGTAGCAGGAGGAGTTAGTTGGGGAGTTCCACCTGTAGTACTTGCTGAGCCAGCTCCACCACCAGATCCGCCATCTCGTCCAGCACCTCCTGGTAGTCCAGGATTAGAATAACCGCCGCCACCGCCACCTCCAGTGGAAGTAACAGAAAAAACAGAAGAATCAACGCCGTCAGCACCTTGACCATTACAAGTAGTGGTAGTCTGTCCAGCACCACCACCTCCGATTACAACCGGATAAGTAGTGGCAGTTACAGGATGTCCTCCTGTATCAGGATTTGGATAGCTATAGCGCATTCCACCGGCGCCACCACCGCCTGCTTGATGTTTACCACCACCGCCTGCGCCAGCGACAATGAGATAATCCACGGTCGTAGAACCGGCAGCATTACCTAGAGCGGTTACTTCAAATGTTCCATTACCTGTAAAGGTATGAACTTTATAATTCCCGTCTGTTGTAACAGTGCCACCTGTTGCAGTGATATAAGAAGGGTGGGTTAATCCTCCATCATTGGAAGTATCTACCAACCATCCTTGGGTAGCATCAACATACACCAAAGATACTCCTTCTCGCTCTGTGCTTAATAGCGCGTCTGTATCTAGTCCTTGGATTTTTTCAGTTGTCGTCAAGGTCACATTGTTAGTGTCCCATGTTCCTGCATAATCTATTAATGCTACAATGTCGCCAACTGTACCAGCTGGAAGTGTAACCGTACACGCATTTGATGTAGTATCTATAGGGTATCCTTTAAATGCCGCAGCACTCAAAGTAGAGCCTGTAACCACCGATTGCCAAGCGACAGTTGCGAATCCTGTTGCCGTACCTAAATTATCAAGTGTTGCTCCTGAAGGAACGGTGAATGTATCACCCGAGTCACCTAAAGTAAAAGCCGTCCCTGTAGCAGGTGAAATTTTATTTGTCTTGACTTCATCTGTAACTGTTAATCCTGCTCCTGTTGGAACAGTGATTGTATCACCAGATGTACCAATTTCTAAAGCTGTTCCAGATTTTGGATCTAATTTGTCAGTTTGAATTGTTGTGGGTAAAAGTAATGTAGAATCAGTTAAAGTAAGACCAACGCCAGAAGGTACGGTTACCGTATCTCCTGAAGTCCCCAAGGTTAAAGCCGTTCCTGTCTTTGGATCGACCTGATCAGTAAAAACCTTAGTATCCTTTAACTGAGTACCATCAATGGTAACGCCAGTTCCTGAGTCTTTTTCTGAAATCGTTGTTACTTTTAATTCACTTGCCATTTATTATCCTTGTTTTTCTAATAAATGTGCTGCCCAAGCATCTTTAATTTCTTGTGTCCAAATTCCACTATTGGCTATTGCTTGAACTTCAGCATCTTCTAATGCTAAATTTTCAGCAGAAATGTCAGGTGTAACTACGTGTCTAT